ATAGGCATGAGAAAGAAATTCTAGATGGAGCTATGCTTTTGGCAACATTAGCTGGCTTTATTCTAGGATGGTTTGGAACGAAATATGTTATGGAGAAGAGAAATGAGAAAGCTCATGAATCAGGAGAAAATGGAGTTAGGAAGCCCAACCAAAAGACGGTGCAACCTAGATCCATTTTCAGATCGAAACATGAATCTCTGGATTCAGTAGTATTATCGAAAGTAGCGAAAAATTTTGTTAGACTTGTGTGTGGACCACACATTACACATGGTTTATTTGTGCACGGAAACGTGTTACTCTTAAACAAGCATGTGGTTGACAAAAGATATGCATCAGATTGGACATCAATGACCATTAGCTCTTCTAGAGCTAGTGAGACGATGTACGAAATTTTGCGTACCGATATGAAGATAATACCATTTGAAGACGAGAAAGTTGATTTGGCAATGATTGTGCTACCAAAATCGGTACAATCATTTCCATCTCTTCTGAAGTATATGACGGATGACGTAGGGAAATTGGACAAAGGATATAGTATACAGTATACTCATGACATGAACTTAATGATAAGAAATGTGAATTTATATAAGGATAGAATAACTTCACAAGGAAAGAATAAGAGTTTTGTTTATGAGAGTATTGGATACGAATGCGAACATGAAAAAGGAATGTGCGGATCCCCATTGTTAGCAATGACAAATGGAAATCTAAAGATTATAGGAATACATAGTACAGGAAGTGTTAGAGATGAGATGTTGAGCTTGGCAATACCAATAGTATTGTCTGAGCTCAAATCTTATCTGCCTAAGGGATTAATTTCACTTAGTGACGACTTTGTGCACGAAACAGTGCACGAGGATGACCTAGCAGGACCAAATAAATGTATGTACGTTGCTTCATCGCGACGATCTATTTTTGCACCAACGGATACGGAATTGAAACCATCGAAGATACAAGGCTTATTGCAGGAGCCTATAACTAAACCTGCATATCTTGGAGTGACACCATCCGGTGTTGATCCAATGGAACGAGGACTTAAGGGATATGGAGTCTCAACAAAACAGTTTCCAAGTGAAGCTGTGAAAGCAGCGACGCAAGGAGTAATTGAATTGTTGGCGAAATCATATTCTGATATGGATTTACGACGACCCTTAACTGAGGCCGAAGTAATAAATGGAATGACTGGACGGATTGAATCAATGGATTTTTCCACTTCATCGGGGTACCCTTTCTCATTATACAGTCAGTATCATGGAGCTAAGTCAAAATTATTTGACGGAGAACCAGGAAACAGAACACCAAATGTATTTTTGAGACAGGAATTGGACCGATGGAAGGAAATGTTGGATCAGAACATTATACCTTGCGACCCCTATATAGCTACATTGAAAGATGAGAGAAGACCGATTGCGAAAGCGGATTTAGGGAAAACGAGGATATTTTGTGCTGGTTCATTACTGGACTTTTACTATAAGAAGAAATATTTCGGAGGATTTTGTGAGTTTTTCAAAAGAACGAGACATAGACATTTTTCGACGAGTGGATTGAATAGAGCCTCACGTGAGTGGGGTGATATGATATACTATCTTCTTGAAGTAGGAGAAAACGGATTGGACGGCGATTACGAGGGATGGGACAAACATCTTAAGGCGGGAGTAGCAATGGAATGTGCCGACATACTTGACGATTTTTACCAAGATGCCGGCAGCATAGAATCTGATA